TTAGAGGCACAAGGCTTAGATGTTGTTGATGTTGGCGGTGCTTTACACGCTGGAAAATTTGACAACTCTATGAACGGCAAAGCAATTCAAGAAGCTGTTAAAAATGCAAAAGCAAATATTCAAGATGGCCAATTGATTGCTGGCCGTTTTGAGTCAAATCTTGAAATGCCACCATGGGGTGCAGAGGGAAGTGGCCAAGTAGCGCAATATTTACAGGGCCAACTAACACGGCCAGACATTCAAAATTTTGCACAGCGTTTAGATGCTGCTGGTGTTCCACAAGTTAACGCACAGCAAACTCAGTTTATGCAGCAATTCTTAGAGCAAAACAATATGACTCCAAGAGCTGATGTAATGAAAATGCGAGACATTATTGGGACTAAAGGCTATCAGGGATTTTTGAAGTATCTTGAGGAATATGGCCCGAAGGGTTTGCCGGCAGTTGTTCCTCTTGGCCTGCTTGGGGATTATGAGGACTATCCAATTTTCCAATAACTTTGTAATTTTTGTTTTTGATACCAGAAAACGGCAAAGGTATTGCAGCCTGATGTTTTGAATAATAAACATCAAGCTGCGCATTAGTTAGTTTTGAGAAATATTCAACAGGCATATCAACCCCCAAAAAAAGCGGCCACAAGTGGGTCGCGTTTCACGACCCGTCTTTTCTGTCTACGTCTGGCAGCGTCAAAGTCTTTGTCGTCTGCACTCATCTTGTCGCGGTACTTTTTGATTCGCTCAGAGCCTGGCACTGGCCCAGGCGCTATGGCATCAACACCCTCCCCCCAAGACCACAGAGGCCGCCACTGGCCATTGGCATGGACCTTGGTGTGTCCTGAGATGTGGACCAGACCATGGCGGTGCAAGTCAAACAGGATTCGCGCTGCACTGCGCCTGGCACAAAAGCACAACTTGGCCAAGTCCACATCAGACAGATTGCTTTTCTTTTGCAAGGCTGCCTCGATGGCAGGCTCTACACGGGGTTTTAAGCCTCTGGCCATGTGCTGGTCTCCATTCGGGCTTTCAAGCGCTCTAGCATCGTTTTGACAACGAATGCACGGGTTTTAACTTCATCAGGCATTGCATGGCCAAAGACTTCTGGGTGGAGTAAGTCTTTGACCAGGTCGAGGCAGGCATCGATGGCGGGTGGCAATTCATTTGTCAAGAAACTTCTCCAGCGCAGACTCTTCAATGTGATCCACAAACCCTTGCAGAATCATGTGGGCAATGTCCACATCAGTGCCAGCAATGTATGCGTTATTCAGTGTCATGCACTCTTCAATATCAGGCTCATAGGGCGCACCATAAGAGTCGGTGTAGCCTTTCTCTTCTGGGCTGTATTCCAGAAAGCATATAAGGTCCACATCCTCCACAGTGCAGTCAAACTGGAACAAGCCCCTGGGGCAGCTGGGTGTTTTGTTCATAGTTCAACCCCTCCAAGCCAACATCACGCCAATGCCGCCAAAAATAATGATGGCCAAGGTCCATTCGATCAGGGTGGTAATAATTTTCTGTTTCATGGTTTTCTTTCGTTAAGTAATAGGAGTAACGAATTCTGACAGAATTTAATTATCTTGCAAGAAGTAATTCTGTCCATGTTGTTTTTTTACATATACCGCAATTAGAATGCGGTCATGGAATCAATTCACACAATACGCGCAAGGGCCAAGGCTCACAAGATCACCATGGCTGCGGTGTGCGATGAGGCTGGCATCCAGCAGTCCCAGGTAAGCCGGTGGCTGTCTGGAACTGTGGAGCCATTGTGGACATCAGTCAATCAATTGCACTTGGCGCTGAATAAACTGATCGACAAATCACCAGTCGCTGTCGACTGACTCGGCAGCAGCTGGCGCGGCCTTACCGGCCACCACGCCAAAATCAGATGCCGCCGATGGCTTTGCACCACCCAGCGAGTCACCCTTTGACAAAAGCATGATGTTATTCAAACCATACGACACGCCCTTGTTGCCTGCCTGGTCATAAGCATAGGCATTCAAAGACACGCGGCCATAGTCGCCAGAGACTATGTCTTGGCTGCCCAAGATGTCATGGCCATGGGCATCCACTGCACCAGGCTTATTGGTGCTTTTGGTGTTGAAAAAGTAATGGCCAGCGTACTCTGGGCCAAGTGGCGATCCATCAGACTTGGTCTCAGTGTCGCCATCACGAAGTGGATTGCGAACAGTTTTGGGAATCTTGTCCCCGAACTTAGCGACAAGCGCTTCTTTGGCTGCGGCCTTTAACTGGGCCACAGTGTCAAGGTCTGTCTTGGGGACAAGCACTTGAGTGGAGAACTCTTCTTTCCCGTTCATTTCATTCTTACGAGCTGTCAAGGCGCTGAAGTATGAGAAGCGAACTTTTCCGGTTACGACTCTTGTTGACATGGTTTTTTCCTTTTAAGGGTTTAAGGGTTTTACGTTTCTGTCGTCAAACAGAAATTGCACTTTAGCACAAATGCAGATATGATCGCAACAACTTAAAACGAGGAAACCGAAATGCAACTCTTTCCCCATCAGCAAGAGGCCAAGCTCTTCTTGCTGTCCAGGCGCAGGGCCATACTGGCCGACCAGCCCCGTGTTGGTAAGACGCTACCCACAGCAGCTGCTGCACTTGAAAACCTACCCGCACTCATTGTCTGCCCAGCCATTGCCAAGACAGTCTGGGAGGCGGCTTTCAGCAAGCTCGCACCCAATGTCTTGGTCCATGTGGTCAATGGAAAACGTGAGGCTTCACAGGTAAATAGCGCAGATATCACCATCATTAACTATGATGTTTTGCAGTATGGTGTTACGAACGTGGACAGATATAACACTCTAGTTTTGGATGAGTGCCACAGAATTAAGAATCCAAAAGCCCAAAGGACCAAGGCGGCCATGCTGGCCATGAAGAAAGTGGACCATGTTTATGCCCTCAGTGGCACGCCCATCCCAAACAGGCCCATCGAGCTGTGGCCCATCTTGCACGGCCTTGGCATTTACAGGGGCGGCTGGTTTGACTTTGCAGCCCGTTACGCAAAGATGTGGTCAGCCCCTTGGGGGCTAGATACATCAGGCGCGTCAAATCTGCCAGAGCTAAAAGAACTCATGCGGCCCCATGTCCTGAGACGCAAAAAAGAAACCATCTTCAAGGACTATCGTGACCCACAAGTTAGCCTGATCACCTTTGACCTACCCAACGACAAACGCGAGCAAAGTTTTGATGCCGATGCCTTGATGGCAAACCCCAATGCCTTGCTGGCCTTTGAGGGTCTGGCCGAGATCATGCGCGAGGCCGGTATGCGCAAGGTCCAATACGCTGCCGACTTCATCGATGACTTGCTCCAGGCCAATGAGCCGGTGGTGGTGTTTGCGCACCACAAGGATGTGGTCCAAGCCCTGCAAGATGAACTCAAAACCCACAAGCCCGTGATCGTGGTGGGTGATACCCCAAGGGCCAAGCGCGATAAAGCGATTGCAGACTTTCAGTCTGGCCAGACCAAATGCATCATTGGCAATATTGCTGCCATGTCTGAAGGTGTAGACCTATCGGCTGCCGACACGATTGTCTTTGTTGAATGCACTTGGTCCACATCAGCACTGGAGCAGGCCAGTAGCCGTGTTGAGAACATCAACAAGTCAGGCATTCCACCCGTCATCTACATTCTGACCATCAAGGCCAGCTTGGACCATACAGTCTTGGCCAAGGTCTTGAAAAAGCTCAATGTGGTCAGTCAGATTATTTAAAAGGAGAAAAATGTCAAACCCATACAGAATAGACAGCCCCACTTGCATCAGTTTCTCTGGTGGTCGCACCAGTGCATTCATGCTCTACCAGGTGCTAAAGGCTCACGACATGAGCCTGCCATCAGAAGCAAAGGTGGTTTTTTGCAACACTGGGAAAGAGGAAGAGGCGACTTTGCGCTTTGTCCAGGACTGCTCAGAGCGATGGAATGTGCCAATCACTTGGCTTGAATTCCAAGACGCAGACCCATCCTTCAAGCGTGTGGATTTCAACTCTGCTGCGCGTAATGGTGAACCATTTGAGGCATTGATTTCTCGATATCCATACTTACCCAATGGGCGGGCAAGGTACTGCTCAAGCTACATGAAAACAAGAACAATGCACCGATACCTAAAGTCTATAGGATGGGAAGAATGGGATTCTTTTATTGGAATTCGGGCAGACGAGCCAAGACGGGTTTCAAAATTCAGAGCCAATCCACACCCAGAAAGTAGGCACGAAACAATTTGTATGCCACTGGCCTCTTTAGAAGTATCCGCAAAGGATGTCGGGAAGTTCTGGGTAAACAGTGATTTCGATCTTGGCTTGCCAAACATCAACGGCAAAACAATGCATGGTAATTGCGACCTGTGCTACTTGAAACCGAAGTCTCAGATTCTGAGTCTGATAAAAGAAAAACCAGAGAGGGCGCTCTGGTGGATAAAGCAAGAGGAATTGGCCTCAAAAAGATGCGAGGGAAACGGCCAGTTTTTTGCGATTGACAGACCAAGCTATGCGGCAATGTACAAATACTCATTTGAACAAAGCGATATGTTTGACCCTAATGAAGAAACCATTTCTTGTTTTTGTGGAGATTAAAAATGAAAACACCAGTAAATCACGAAGTTAGAAAACACGCCCGACTCTCAGCATCACGCACAGATCGGTTCATGCAATGCCCAGGCTCATATCGCCTTGAATCCCTCATGCCCTATGAGCCAGCAGGTGAGGCCGCTGCCATTGGCACAGCCATCCATGAGCTGTCAGAGATCATTCTGCGCGGTGGTGAAATACCAACCGGAACTGATCCTGACCATTTATCTATGGCCCAAGGCTATGCCAACTTTGTCAATACTCTGGTCGAGAATCCGCGCAAAAAGATGATTGAAGTCAATCTGGATGAGGGTCTGCAATCCCTGCACCCTGCGCTTGGCGGCACGGCTGACGCTGTCCTGGTCGATGGCGACCACTTAATTGTTTGTGATTTAAAGACTGGAAGAGTGCCAGTCGAGGCCAAAGACAACAAACAAATGCTGACCTATGCCTTGGGAGCCATGAGGCAATTCAAAGCGCCCAGCCACATCACTTGCACCATGCACATCTTTCAGCCTAGGGTCGGCCACAGCAAATGGACAGTTTCTGGCCAGGACTTGATTGATCACGGCAACAAACTCAAAACTGCTGCCGAGCTGGCGCTCACTAGCGATGCACCCACAAGTCCCAGTGTCGATGCCTGCCGTTACTGCAAAGCCAAGACCATTTGCCCAAGCATGCGCGAGAAGGTCCAGGAAGCTGCCAGAAGCGATTTCAAGCCAGACATGACAGTCACACCAGAGATGTTAGAAAACGCTGTCCTGGTATCAGCCTGGGCCGACAGTGTGCAGTCTGCTGCCAAAGATCAACTTACCAATGGCAAAACAATCCAGGGCTGGACCATGCGTGCTGGTCGCAAAACGAAATTCTGGAAAGACGAGAAGTTGGTGATGGAAGCATTCAAAGAAGTTGATGCAGTATGGGAGCTGAAGTCGCCCAGTGCTGTCTTAAAACTTGGAGTCGAAGTCAGCGAAGACCTAGTCGGTGAGAAGAGTGCTGCGCCAAGTCTGGTCAAGGAGAAGCAAGTATGACCAAAGACGAAGCATTACGCCTTGCATTGGAGGCGCTGGAATATCCGGGGCCATCATGGATAGAAGCAAGACAACCCGCCATCACCGCCATTAAAGCCGCACTAGAAGCGAAGGATGAGCCTGTGGCGTGGGGAGCATCGGCATTATCAAAGCCTGAATATATTGCCGAGCAAAAAGCAAAGACCAGTCAATTGCGAAACATGATGGATGAGGTTGTTCAAACAGTTCCAAACTTTGACCAGTTACAACAAATAGTCAATAACCTTGAACGCTGTTTAACAAGGGATTCAAAGCATGAATTTTTGCGTGTTTGGATTCGTGATTGGACTGAACACAAACTGTCAAAACACACCCCACCACAGCGCACATGGGTAGGGCTGACGATTGAGGAGCGTGAGCAAATACAGCAAGAGTGCTTTGGAAAAGTGCCTCACCATGTTGCATTTGCCCATGCCATTGAAGCCAAGCTCAAGGAGAAGAACAAATGAAGACATCGCATGTCTGGGCCACTATTTTGTCCATGTTGATCATCTTTTGGAGCTTCATGCTCCATTTGCTGATCGACTGGTCTGTATAGAATCCAACCCTCACGCCCCCAAAAGAAAAGCCTGGCAGCGCGTTAACACTACCAGGCCGAAGTCCAACTAAAGGGCAACTAACAAAATGAAACACCCAAACAAAGGAATTTCAGTGTCAATCATAACTGAAACACCCCAAAACGACACATTTCTCCAGTCCCAGTCTGTGGCCTGCAAGATAGGCGCAGTCGCCCCTGATGCGGTCTTTTGTACCTTTGCCCTGCAAGGCAATAAAAAGATTCCATACAAGCGAAGTGGCCAAGGTGTTGCACGGGATACAGACCCAGCCGAACTCTACACATCCGAAGACATTTGGGCCATGGAGTCAGCCCCAAGTGGCCAATACCTTGGCCTAGTCCAGCAGCGCCCCATCATCAGCGCATCAGGAAACTATTTGGTTTGCCTTGATGTGGACATGAAACACGCCTCTGGACCGACCAACGTGGCCATCCAGCGCATGGCAAAGTACGTCAAGCAAAAGAAGATGCTGACCGAGGTTTCTGTCTCAGGCCGTGGCCGTCATGTTTTCTTATGGGTCTCACCACCCAAAGAATCTGACCTGGTGCTGCCGAAATACAAGCTGGGCGGTGGTCAGGAACTGGAAGTATTTGGCCTCCCAAACAGTGCAGGCAAGTCAGTGCTACTTTCTGGCAACGCTGTGGTGGGTGAATTCCAAGAGGCCGTGGACCTTTTTAGTCTTCTACAAGACTGGGGCATCATCGAGCAGCACCAGCTGCAAGAGCCAAAGCCTGCACCATCCCAATCATTTGACTTCACCCAATTAGGCTCAAGACTTGAAGACAGCGATCTTGATCGTGCCGTCAAGGCTTTGCACCACATTAGTCCTGACTGTGACTATGACCAGTGGATCGAGCTGGGCCAAGCGCTGCATACCGAATTCGGTGAGGCTGGTCTTGGCCCATGGATGCAGTGGTCCATGGCTGGTCAGAAATTCCAAGGCACAAAAGACATTGAAGTCCACTGGAAGTCATTCCACCAGGGCAAAGGTGTGGGGCTTGGCACACTTTATAAACATGCCAAGGACTGTGGCTGGGAAGCGCCAACCAAACAGACCGAGCGCAAGTCAGCGGTGGAAGACTTTGCTGCAGTCATCAGTCAGGCTCAAGCGCCAGTGGCCACAGATGAAGTCAAAGGCTGGCCAGAGCGCCATCTGTCCATTGGCCAGATCAAACCTATCCGCTACATGGTCAAAGGCTTTTGGGCGCACAGCTTCATGGTGCTGGCCGGACAGCCTGGCATCGGTAAGACCACGGCCATCATCAGTCTTTGCATGGTCATGGCAGGCTTACAGGCCAAGGACTGCCAACTCACAGCCACCAAAAAACGCAAAACAATCATCGTGACTGAAGACTCGGACCAAGTCGAAAGAACATTAACAGGCTATGCACGGCATTATGGGATAAACCCAAAAGCATTATCAGATTGGTTTGTCATCATCGATGCCAAAAGGTCTAATGTGAAGGATTTACTTATGCTTGCGCATAATGTAATAAATCACACGATTGAGAATATCAGGCCATTATTGGTACTTGATACGGCCAATGCCACCATGGATATTGACAACGAGAATGACAACTCTGAAGTCGGTGCATATATTGCCGCCCTAAAGCAGACCATCTATATCCAACTGGACACGCCAGTCTGCATCATCACCCACACGAACAAAACAATATCAAAGTCAGACTCAGATGCCACAGCCCGTGGTGCAAGTGCATTCACAGGCGATGCAACCCTCACGGGAATCTTGTTTGAAGACGAGACCAAGACCCGCTATATGCGCCTGGTCAAGACCCGATACCAGCCCAACTTCAGAGAAATCAAATTCCATAGTGATGTCTTTGCTGACACTGTCTTGGATGAAGATGGCGATATTCAAGAGCAGATGGTGCTGCTGGTAGTCCCAGAAATGTCATCAGAGGAAGACCGAAGGCAGGCAGCCAATGACCGGCAGAACGATAAAAAACAGCAACAAGTCCAAGATGCAGCAGACGCTGCCTGCAACTTTGTCCAGTCCATCATCAATGCCAAAGGCGCGGTCATCATGCGCAGAGGGTCTGGGCGGCCAAGTGTCCCAAAAGAATTGAATGGTATGCACCAGCTGGAGTGGGCCGACATCTACCAAGCAGTCCCAATGGCTGACCAAAGCTATGCAAGAAAGGCCGTCAGCAGTGCCATCTTTCAGCGCTTTGCATTGGACCAAGCAAGCAGCGGATGGGTTCAAATAAAGTAAACCGGTAAACCGGTAGTAAACCGGTAGTAAACCGGTATACCGGTTTAGATAAAGGCAGGTCTGTTGGTATAAGTGGGGGTCGTAGACCCACTTATCCACAGGCCAATCTGGTCAGTTTTGAGATAGTGAAAAGTAAACAGGTAAACCGGTAGATTTCCTTAACCCATACCGGTTTACTTTTGACCCTTTTGAGAGGTTTTAGATGGAACAACAAGTTGAACAGTTATCCACAGGTTATCCACAGTTGTGGGATGAGAGGGTTTTTTGCCATGAATGTCAGCATTCATGCATGGTTGAGCAGCGCCAGTCGATGCCAGCTGAACAGATGGAAAGGCACAGGAAGGTCAACTCAAAACCATTGCAGTGGATGTTTGACCAGGCAAAGATTAGGAATGGATGGGCAACCATCACATGGTCCGAACATCAGTGCGGCAAAACGGGACTGGCTGCATTCCCGACCGATGTCAAGCACCGATGCCACTTGTTCCAAGCCAAAGCCTCGGCAGTAGAATCCGAGGAATGGTGGTTGACTTAAAACGCAAAAGAAAAAGCATTGAACACATTGACCAAGTCAAGGTGGTGCAGCACTTTCGAGCGTTTTATCCGGACATCATCATTGCAGCGATACCGAATGGAGGCGATAGAACGGCCTCAGAGCGCGTTAGATTGCATTCTGAAGGGGTATTGGCAGGGATGCCTGATCTTTGCGTCTTGGAGGCTAAAAACGGGTTTCATGCGCTATTTGTGGAGATGAAGACCAAGGCCGGAGTGGTTTCAGCCAAACAAAGCGCTGTGGGTTTGCAGTTAAATGCAAAAGGATATCGGTCAGTGGTCGCCAGATCAGCAGCTGATGCAATCAAAACAATTGAGGAATACTTGAATGGCCAAAGCACAAACCATGAGTGAACTGGCAGACAACATTGCAGCCAGGCAGATGAACCAAAAGGAACTCGCCAACATCGAGCGCAAAGAGATGTCTGGGATCAATAAGAAAATTCACGCCTTTGGCGGTGAGGCTATGCTCTTTGACCATATCTCCGAAGGGAAGACAGTCAATTCAGTGATTAAGTCTTTGGACATCAGCATCGGTGGTTTCTACAAATGGATCGAAAAAGATGCCAAGCGGGGAGAACTCCTCGCACGCGCACGCACGCGAGGTGGCAGAAGTTTAGCAGAGCAGACCCTCGAAATTGCAGACACGGCCACGCCTCAAGAGGCGCAAGTGGCCAAGCTGAGAGTGGATACAAGGCGCTGGCTGGCCTCAAAGCAAGCGCCAGATGAGTACGGGGACAAGCAGCAACCACTGGTCAACATCGACCTGGGAAGCATGGCCCTTGATGCACTGCGCAAGCGCAGCATCGTATCGGTAGACGATATTGAAGAAACGAATACCAAATGATTCAGTCACTTTATACAACGACCATTATGTTAAGTGGACAAGTCGTTATCCACAGAATTAAGTGCATCAAAGTATTACAAGCCTAGTTATGCACAGGAATCTGTGGATAAAGTTGGCCAAAATCTGGGGACAAGTCGGTGGTGGCCAGCTGGCGGTCGGTGGCCGTGACCCCCCCCTTGGCCGGATCGGAGGGGGCGACTGTGGCGGCACTAAACACCTACAAAAAAAATTTTCTAAAAAATAAAAAAATAATTTAACAAACAAGTCAAATTGTGCAAAAATGTCAACTCCACAAACAACGGAGCAAACGAATGAAATCTAAACTAGCGACAGTGGTGATCAATGACCAGGAGTGGATTGTGTTGGACACTGACGAGTCCAGAGACAAAAAAATCTTCTGCAAGCTGATGAGCTTGGATGGCACAATTGTCTGGCACACTTGGGTGGACATTAACCAGATCGTGGGGGTAATATGAATATTGCGTTATTAACTAAAGTCAGACAATTGTTTAATGTTGATTATGTGCCGCGTAGCACGAATAGACATAATCAGAGGCAATATATCAAGGCATTAAGATTATTAGGTGATAAGTGGTTAACACACCCACATAATCAGATTCAGAAAATACAGTGATTATTATTTATTTGATATTGGCATTTAATGTGCTGGTTTTGATTTGGGGAATATGGAAATGGTATCGTGAAGAGTAATTTTGTAAATAACCATATTCGGTTAAATGGGAATATGCATGGCCATAAATTACGGCTTTGTAATAAATGCGAAGAGATGAAGCCGCCAGAGGGTGGGGTGCAGATGAGTGCAGCCAGGTGGATTTGTGCATCGTGCTGGACTGATCGGGAGACGGGCCGGAATCTGAAGCAAGCGAGGATGAAATGACTGATTTATTGACAGCGATGCACTTGTCGGTGGTGTTGTTGGATTTGAAGATTCGGATGATGGAGGCGATCAATGAGGATCGGTTTGATCTGGCGATGACGTATCACTTGCTGATACTGGTCAGGACTGATGAGCTTCAGGCACATAAGTGGGCGATGAGTCCCAAGGCATGGGCCATCTATGAGACGATCCACCCATGAGTAAAGAAAATGTGTTTGCCCAGTGGGTGGAGAGGTATCAGCCTGATCCGGTGCTATTTGTGCGGGAGGTTTTAGGGGTTGACCCTGACCCGTGGCAAGTGAAGTTTCTTGGGGCAATAGCGCGGGGTGATAGGAAGATAAGTGTCAGGAGTGGCCACGGGGTGGGGAAAAGTACGGCAAGCAGCTGGGCCATGCTCTGGTACTTTATGACCAGGAGTCCAGTCAAGGTGGTGGTGACAGCGCCAACGAGTTCGCAGCTGTATGACGCGATGTTTGCAGAGCTAAAGAGGTGGATCAATGCGATGCCATTGCCTTTGCAGGGACTCTTGACTGTCAAGCAAGAGAGGATTGAATTCAATGCTGCACCGACTGAGATGTTTATCAGTGCCAGGACAAGTCGGGCCGAGCAGCCAGAGGCTTTGCAGGGGATTCACTCAGAGAACGTGATGCTGGTGGCTGATGAGGCCAGTGGTGTGCCGGAGCAAGTGTTCGAGGCCGCAGCTGGCTCGATGTCGGGGCATAACGCTGTGACGCTACTTTTGGGGAATCCGGTCAGATCGAGTGGGTTCTTTTACGACACCCACACGCGCCTGTCTGATGAGTGGACCACGTTTCAAGTGGCGTGTACTGACTCGCCAAGGGTGAGCGATGAGTACGTCAAAGAGATGGCCATGCGCTATGGCGAGGAGAGCAATGTCTACCGGATCAGGGTGGTGGGTGAGTTTCCCAAGGGCGATGATGACACTGTCATTGCCATGGATTTGCTGGAGAGTGCGGTGAATCGGGATGTCGCGCCAAGTGACTATGCGCCCATGATCTGGGGCTTGGATGTGGCAAGGTTTGGTAGTGACAGATCAGCATTGTGCAAAAGGCAAGGCAATGCGGTGACTGAGAATATCCGGACATGGAAGAATTTAGATTTGATGCAATTGACTGGTGCGGTGGTGGCCGAGTACCAGGCGCTGCCACCAAGCCAGCAGCCCAAGGAAATACTGGTCGACTCCATTGGCCTTGGGGCTGGCGTGGTGGATCGGCTGCGGGAACTGGGGCTGCCAGCCCGTGGCATCAATGTGTCCGAGTCCCCAGCCATGGGCGGGACTTACAGGAATCTGAAGGCCGAGCTTTGGTATCGGGCAAGGGCGTGGCTTGAGGCGCGGGACTGCAAGATGCCAAAGGATGATGTCTTGATTGCCGAGCTGGCCACAGTGCGGTACAACTTCACCAGCAATGGCAAGATCGCCATTGAGGGGAAAGACGAGATCAAGAGGCGCGGCCTGCCAAGTCCTGACAAGGCCGATGCCTTTGTCCTGACATTTGCAAGTGATGCGGTGATGGGGATGTACGGGAGCAGTGGCTCAAGCAAGTGGTCTCAACCCCTACGCAGAAACTTGTCGCGGGTTGCATAATTCGGGTATTGACAAATCAATGGGGGAAACCTATGAAGGCAATGAGTAAAGCGCAAAAGAAGGTCGGCAAGGTGATGAAAGAGTTTGGCTCTGGCAAGCTGCATTCTGGCAAGGGTGGTCCGGTTGTGAAGAATCCCAAGCAGGCCATTGCCATTGCCATGTCAGAAGCTAAACTGCCCATGCGCGGTCAGCGCACAGCAAAGAACAAGGCGAAAAAATAATGGCAACACTACAACGCACCATGAGCCAAGTCATGGACCGAGACATGGAAGAGGGAATGGGCGAGGACATGAGCGCAGGCGAGAACTGCCCATTGCCCACGCAAGACATTACCCTCAACTTGAAAAACCGCGCCAAGGCAATCACCAGCGCGGCTTATGGTCCTGAGAATCCCAAGCTGCCCAACGAGGCTTTTTGGCGCAAGAAGGCTGACAAATGGGATGTGAGCATGGATGACGCAAAGAAAAGCCTGTGCGGTAACTGTGCAGCGTTTAACGTGTCTGACAACATCAAAGAGTGCATTGCCCAAGGCATTGGCATGGAAGCAGACCCATGGGGAACAATCAAGTTGGCCGATCTGGGTTATTGCGAAATCTTTGACTTCAAGTGTGCAGCCAGTAGAACGTGCGATGCATGGGTGGTCGGTGGTCCAAACACTGGTGAGCAAGAGGGCGAAGACTATGAAGAGGGAGAAGAGGAATGAAAGGTCTATATGCAAACATTCATGCTAAACGCGAAAGAATTGCTGCTGGCAGCAAAGAGAAAATGCGCAAGCCTGGGGCAAAGGGCGCTCCAAGCGCTTCAGACTTTAAGGCAGCGGCTAAAACCGCCAAGCCAGTGAAAAAGAAATGAAGACCCCAGCTTGGCAGCGCAAAGAGGGCAAAAGCCCATCTGGTGGTTTGAATGCCAAGGGTCGGGCAAGTGCCAAGACCGAGGGCATGAACTTGAAAGCGCCAGTCAAGGCTGGCGACAACCCAAGACGCGCATCATTCTTGGCGCGCATGGGCAATATGCCTGGGCCTGAGATGAAGGGTGGTGAGCCGACCAGGCTGCTGCTGAGTCTGAAGGCATGGGGCGCAAGCTCCAAGGCTGATGCCAAAGCCAAGGCGGCTGCGATCAGTGCCAGGAACAAGGCCAAGAAATGATTTGTCCAATTGTCATTGCCACTGTCAAGGGCCATGGTCTGTCTGTGATGCTGGAGTCAATCAAGCAATACGCGCCAGAGTGTCCGGTCTATCTGCGCGGTCCACAGTCGGTGATTGACAATTATCAGGCTGACTTCAAGATTTATGGCCAGCCAAGGAGCTTTGGCGAAGACTACAACGAAATCATTGAGGCAGCGCTCAAAGACTGGTCATCATGCATTGTGGCCAATGACGACATAGTGCTGACACCCACCAGCGTGAAAGTGCTGATGGAAGATGTGGCCATTGTCAGGACCATGAACAGCTACAAAGCTGGGTGGGTGGCGGCTAGGTGTGACGCTGCCAGACCTTGTCAAAATGTGCGGATCACTGACCAGCCAGAGAAGCTGAACTTCTACAAATTCCCGTCTGAGGCCCACATCAAACTGGTCCAAGAGGTCAGCCCCATATTTGCATGGATATCAAGTGATGCATTTGGGGAGGCAAAGTTTCCCCCTCTGAATTGGTACAGTGACGATGTGCATTGTATGGACTTAATCCAAAAAGGCTATGCCCATTATGTGAGTGCCAGTTATGTCCACCACATTGGCAGCAACACCATTGGTTTCAATGCTCAGAA